AGGCAGAACGTGCTAAAGCAGTTAAAGACGCAATTAAAAAAGCTGGTGGATCAGTTGAAACAAAAACTGCAAAACCTAAAGCTGAAAAAAAAGTAGAGAAGAAAAAGTAACAATGCCAAAAGGTAAAGGTTACGGTAAAAAAATGAAAGGTGGCAAAGGTAAAGGCCGAAAGAAAGGTAGATAATATCTTATGGCAATTACTAACGGCTACTGTACACAGAACGAATTTAAGACGTTTGTTGGCATACCAACAAGCGATAGTGCTGATGATAGCTTAATTGATGACGCAGTAAATGCAGCTTCACGACAAATAGACGCATTTTGTGGCAGACAGTTTTACGCAGACGGATCAGCTTCTGCACGTAAGTTTTTCACAAACGATTTATATAGACTTCGTGTAGATGATATTTCAACAACTACAGGTTTAGTAGTTAAATATGATGATGATGATGACGGAACTTATGAAAAAACCGTATCATCTAGCGATTATCAAGTATTACCAATAAACGGTGTTGTGGGTGGCATACAAGGAAACCCGTTTTATATTGTAGAATTAATTTCAGACGGTAGTCACGAGTGGCCACTAGATTTTTCAAGTAATAGACCACGTGCAGAAATAACTGCAAAATGGGGTTATGCAAGTGTCCCGGCACAGATCAAACAAGCTACCTTAATGTTATCAAGCGAACTATTTGCTATGCGAAACGCACCACTAGGCGTTGCTGGTGTTGGTGATTTTGGCGTAGTTAATATTCAACAGAATAGAGAAATAACAAGATTAATTGCACCATTTCGTAAAGGCACAGTTTTAGGTGTTTCCTAGTGTCTACACTTGCTGAAATTACAGACGGTATGAAAACAACATTAAATAATATTTCTGGACTTCGTTGTTATGATAATGTTCCAGATATGGGTTTAAACTTTCCAGCAGCATTTATTGTGCCAACAGATATACAATTTGATTTAGCTATGCAAAGGGGAACTGATCTATATACATTTGATGTTTTAATTGCAGTACAACGTGCAGACAGCAGAACAGCACAAGACAAGCTACACGGATATATAACAGGGCAAGGTTCAAATAGCGTAAGACAAACTATATTTAATAATAGGACTTTAGGACTTAGTGATACAGACGCAAGGGCAGTATCGGTTTCAAATGTAAGTGCAGATGTAAGCGTAAATGGAATTGACGCAATCGGTGCTAACATTGAAGTACAGGTTTATACGAAAGGAACAAGTTAATGAATTGTTGTATGTCTTGTCCAGACACTTGTAAGGGTGGATCAAATGGCAAAATATAAAATTATTGGTAATAAAAAAGTAATGGATAAAGAAAAAGGACAAATTATTACTATTGAAGATGAAAATGTTGCTAAGTCATTAATAAAAGGTGGTCATATTGAACCGACTACAATTAAGAAAAAACGTGCTAGAAAAAAAGACGGCACATATATAAAAGATGATAAAAGCACACCAAACATCAATGAAGCGTGGGAAGTAGATAATGGCTAAATTTGTATTCAATGACGGTAAAGTATTTAGTGGTGGGTACGATTTATCAGACCACGTAACAAGCGTAAATTTAGAAATGACAGCTGAAGAATTAGACGCAACAACAATTAATAGTGGTGGTTTTAAATCTAAATTAGGTGGACTTAAAGATAGTACATTATCAATGGACGGTTTTTATGAAGCTGGTGCAAATAAACCAGACGCTTTACTTGGTGCTTCAATAGGCAACGAATTAATCGTTACAACAGTACCAGACGCAGGTGTAGGCAATACAGCTTACTTTATGAAGTCAAGATTATTTAGTTATCAAATGTTTGGATCTGTTGGTGAAATAGCACCATTTACTATTTCAAAATCGCAATCAGATGATGAGGTAGTACAAGGCAAAATAGAAATAGACGGTGCTTTAACAGCTAGTGGTAATTCAACCGGGGTACAGTTAGGTGCAGTTGGTGCAACAGAAAAAGTTTATGTTGCTTTACATTGTACAGCTGTTAGTGGTACATCAACACCAACAGTAACTTTTAAGTTGCAATCAGATGATAATTCAAGTTTTACAAGTCCAACAGATAGAATTACATTTACAGGTATTACTGCAATAGGTGCTGATTACCAAAGTGCAGCAGGTGCAATAACAGATACTTATTACAGACTTAACTACACAATATCTGGAACTAATCCAAGTTTTTCTATTCACGCAACAATCGGCATAGAATAACACACACAACTTAACTTCTTTACTTAACTATAAAATTAAGTTTGAAAGGAGTTTACATTGGCAAAATTTGTTTTAACAGACGCTAGTGTTGTACTAAATAGCGTGGACTTATCAGATCACGTTTCAAGTGTTACATTAGAAATTACTTCTGATGAAATCGTTACAACAGCTATGGGTGATACATTTCAATCTAGAACTGGTGGATTAAAAGACGGAACACTATCTATAGAGTTCCAACAAGATTTCGCAAGTAGTGAAGTGGACGCAACATTATTTCCATTACTTGGATCTACAACAGCATTTGTTGTAAAACCAACAAGTGGTTCTGTAAGTTCAACAAATCCTAGTTATGCTGGTAATGTGTTGGTAAATTCACATAGTCCAGTTGCTAACGGTGTTGGTGAACTTGCAACTATGTCCGTATCATTTCCAACAAGTGGAACAATTACTAGGGCAACTTCTTAGTAAAAACAACATTTAAAAATTGAAAGGACTAATATAGTTTTATGAACTCAGGTTACATAATTAAATACCAAGACGGTAAAGAAATAGAAGCTGATATTAGACCGATTGATTTAGTTGGTTTTGAACGGCAGTTTAATGTAGGTTTTGGCGTTCTAGCTGATCCAAAAGAAGCACGTTATGAACACGCTGCGTATTTGAGTTGGCTAGGTGCTAAACGTAAAGGGGAAACAGATAATTTTGATGATTTCTTAAATAAAGTAGATACAATTAAGGAATTTCAAAGTGATACCCCAAAAGCGAAGTAATAGACCTTATTGCAACAATTAGTGCAAATACAGGTCTAAACCCAAACGACTTACTAGATACCGATATAGAAATAGTAGTGGCCATTGCTGATGTATTAACAAGAAAATATGGCAAGAATTGAACAAATGGGCAGGGGTAGAACTTCTGCTATTACTGGTGCTGTTGGTGTAAGTGGATTAAACGAACTATTACGTGATTTTAAAAAGCTAGATAAAGAAATAAACAAAACAATACGTAGGGTAAACAAATCAATAGCAGACGAAGTTTCAAATGACGCTATAAAACTTGGTAAACAACAAAACATACAAGGCAGACCAGTACACCGTAGGGATCGTGCTGTAAAAGGTATTAAAAGTCGTGCAAGGCAAAATCAAGCAAGTATAGAATTACAAGGTCATAGAAATGACGCAGTATTATCTTTAGAATTTGGTCGTATTTATCAACCCGTTCCAAGAAACACAAACAAAGGACAGCGTTTTAGATATTATACACAAGGTAGTTTAGGTACATTACCTAGATCAAGACCGGGTGCAGGACGTTTATATAGAAGATTTGTAGGGGATAAAGCATTTCAAACAGGTTTTGGTGGTTATGTTGTTGGTAAAACAATTAGAAACGCATTACCACAAATACAAGATGAATATTTAGAAAGAGTGTTTAAAGCAATCAAGACAACAACACAAATGGCAAAAGTTATAGATATACCAATAAGAATATCAACAAGTGGTAGAACAGGTCTAGTTAAGAAAGTAGCATAATGGCAGAAAAAAAATTAAGGTATGCGTTTATTGGGGACGCTGATAGCTTACTAAGATCTATACGTAAATCTGATACTGCATTAGGTAAATTTAGTCGTGGTATAGGTAAAGTTGGTTCTGCTGCTGCTACAGGGTTTGCTGTTGTTGGTGCTGCTGCTGTTGCAGCTGGTGTACAAGCAATACAAACTGCTTCAGACGCTAACGAAGCTGCTGCTGCATTTGATGAAACATTTGGTGTTGCTGCACAACGTACTGGTAAATTTATTGAGGGGTTTGCAAATAGTGCTGGTCTAGCAGATTTTGAATTACAACAATTATTAGCTACTTCTGGTGCAGTTTTACAAGGTATTGATTTTACGGCAGACGCTTCTGCTGATCTATCTATGAACCTTGCCACTCTTGCCGGAGACGTGGCTTCGTTTAGCAACGTTCAAGGCGGGGCAGCACCAGTATTAAAAGCATTTGAAAAAGCATTACTTGGTGAACGTGAGAGTTTAAAGACTTATGGTATTGCTTTACTAGAAGCAGATGTGCAACAACAAGCATTTTTAATGACCGGGAAAACATCTGCAAAAGAACTTACTAAACAAGAAAAAGCATTAGCAACTTACGAATTATTACTTAAAAAAACAAAAGTTCAACAAGGTGATCTAAATAGAACACAGGAAAGTTTTGCTAACGTAAGTCGTAGAGTTTCAGCAGAAATAAAAGAAGTAAAAGCAAATCTAGGTGAAGAATTACTACCAGTTGCAGCAGATTTAATGCCAGTTATTAGTGAATTAGTTTCAGATTTAGCAGAGGGTTTTGCACCAATAATGAAAGAACTAGCACCGATTATACAAAGGGTTGTAGATTTATTTCAAGTATTAGCACCAGTATTATTGCCAATGTTAGAAAATGGTTTTAAAGCATTAGCAAAAGTATTTGACATAATTGTTAGTGTTATTGAATTTATGGTTGGTGGTGTTAATGATAGTAATGACGCTATGGAAGCAGGTAATGTAATTGCAGAAAAATATGGCGTAAAAGTTGACGGTGTTGGTAGTTCATATCAAATAGTTACAGACGCAACAAAAGAATATACAGATAAAGAAAAAGCAAAAAATATACAACAACAAAGAAGTGCTGCTATGGCAGAACACTACGCAAAAATATATAAAGAAAATTTAAACCCAGCTATTGTTGACGGCACAACTGCAATTCAAAAAGAACAAGATATGCTAATGGATTTAATACCTGAACGCAGGGAAGCTATGCGTGTTGCACAAGAGGAAGCAGCAGCAATACAAAAAGATTTATTACCAAACTTAGGTTCATTGTTTAGTGCTAGAGATAGAATTACAGCAATTTTAGATAGGGAAAAATCTGCAACTAAAGCATTACAACAAGCAAAAGAAGATTTAGTAGATATTAACAAATCATTATTAGATATTGATGAAAATATTGCAATGGCAAATGATGATCTAGCAAGTGCCAATCAAGATGTAAAAGACAAAGAAGAAGCATTAGAGAAAGCAAAAGAAAAAGCTAAAGAAGTTACTGATGAAGAACGTTTAGCAATACTTAGACAAGTTGAAGCTGTACAACGTTTGACAGATGAACAAGACGGAAGTGAAATAAAAACTATTGAACTACGACTTGCACAAGAACGTTTAAATCAATTAAGGCAAGAAGCAATAGGTACAGATAGAAATGTAGAAGAAGCTGAACGTGATTTAGCAGACGCACAAAGAGAAGCAGAAGATGTTGCAAAACGTATAAATGATTTGTTAGAACGTAAAGAAACATTGAGAGAAAAAGAAATAGAAGCAACAGAAAAAGTAACAGAAGCACAAGATAACTTAAATGACGTTTCAACAAAAAATGTTGATGTTATGTTGCAACTTGCTGAAGCACAAGAAGCGTACAACGCTGCATTAGAAAAACTTGCAGACGGTAAATATGAAATGGCACTTGAAAAAATTGTAGAATTAGCTGGTGAAGCTATTGAAACTGCAAACAATATTGCTGATCCTTTACTAGCAGATACACCTACTACTGAAACACCAGTTAAAAAAGTTGTAAAAGATGTAGCAAACGCAGTAAGTCAAGTAGCTGGTGATCCAACTAAAGGTGCAGCAAGAATTGCAGGTATGGGTGGTTTAGGCACATTTGGTGAACCAAATTTAACTGTTAATTTTAATGGTGCTGTTACAAACCCACAAGACGCAAAAGATGTTGTTGTACAAGGATTAAAAGAATTTAACCGTACAGACGGTAATCTAAATAGAATTATAAATATCGGATAATGGCACAACCAACAGTACGTGTTCGCATAGGATTTACACAAAATACATTTACATTAGACGACTTAGTACGTGGTGTTTTAGATAGTGCTGAACTAGGTGGTGCAACACCACTTACAGACGTTACAGCTGATGTACAAAGTGTAAGTATTAATCGTGGTAGATCAAGGGACACAGATAGTTTTTTTGCAGGTAATTGTTCCGTAAGACTTTTAAATAATGCACGTAAATATGAAAATACAAATACATCTAGTCCATATTCACCGGGTATTGAACCAATGATAGCTATACACGTGGACGCAACAACAGACGGTGGCAGTTCATATAAAGATTTATTTGTTGGTTTTGTTACAGATGTAAACCTAAGTTACCCGGATAAAAACAACTCATTTGCAGATTTTGTTTCAAGTGACGGATTTATGAAGTTAGCTAACACTAGCTTGATAAATGCTTCATTTAGTAGCACAGATAGTGGTACATTGGTTAGCAACGTATTAGACAATGCTAACGTTAAGTTCGGTGCAGATAGAGATATTGAAACAGGAATATCTACAATGCAATCATTAAGTGGACTTAGTGAAAATACATTATCAGTTTTACAGAATATAGAACGAAGCGAAAATGGATTACTGTTTATGTCTAAAGACGGTAAATTAACTTTTAAATCAAGACATACTACGTTTCCAAGCACACCAAGTGCTACATTTAGTGATGACGGTTCTGATGTTCCATACCTACGTGTAGATTACATAAATGATGACAATGAAATATTTAACATAGTTTCACTACAAAGAATTAGTGGATCAACGCAAACAGTACAGAATACAGCGTCACAAGGTAAATATCTTATTAGAACACTTAATAGAACAGGTTTATTAAATAATAGTGATAGTGAAGTATTAGACGCTGCAAACTTTTTACTTGGTAAATTTCAAGACGCTTTAATAAGGTTTGACAATTTAGTTGTTGATTTGACAGAAGCAACTACTGGTAATCAGAACACTATATTAGATCGTGAAGTTGGTGATGTGGTCAAAGTAGAACTTACACCACCCGGTAGTGGTAGTCCAGCACAAATAACGTCAAATGAAATAATTGACAGTATAAGCTACAACATCACACCAGATATATTTAGTTGTTCATACAAGCTATCTAATGCAGACGTACAAGCATTTATGCGATTAGATAACGCATTGTTTGGTGTGTTAGATACAGACAAGTTGGGTTATTAATGACACATAAACAAAACATATACAATGAAAGGATAAACTAAAACTATGGCAAACGGTTTTAAAGTATTTTCTGTTGGTGAAGTATTAACAGCAGCAGACGTAAACGATTATCTTATGGAACAGTCCATAGGTATTTTCAGTAATAGTACAGCGAGGGACGCACAAATTACATCACCGATTGAGGGACAATTTTGTTATTTAGCAGATAGTAATGTATTGCAATTATACAACGGAAGCAGTTGGGCTAACTTTATTGGTGAGGGCGATATAACAGGGGTTACAGCTGGTACAAACATTAGTGGTGGTGGTGCTTCTGGTGCAGTTACACTAAACCTTGCTATTGATAGTGCAGTAGCTTTTGCAGATCAAACAGCAAGTGCAATAGTATTAAAAGATTATGCAGAAACAGATGTGGCCGTAACTTCTGCAACAACATTAGCAATAGATTTAGCAAATGGTAATACTGGTACTGTTACATTAGGTCATAGCGTTACAGATATAGATTTTACAAATGTACCTACAAACGGTATTTCAACATTTACATTACAAGTTACACAAGACGGAACTGGTAGTAGAACTATGGCAATCAACCAAGTTACAGTAAATGGTGGTTCACACGCTACTGCTAAAACACCGGGTGGATCAGGTTTAACTTTATCAACAGCAGCAGGTAAAATAGATTTATTAACATTTTTATTTGTGGACGCAGGGACACCACTTTTAAATTCATTGTTAGATTTTAGTTAGGAGTTCAATATGCCATTAGGTGCAGCAAGATTTGGACTAGGTGGTGCAGACTTAGGTAAATTAGAATTAATACAAACACAATCAGCTAGTGGTGGTGCAACTGTTGATTTTACTTCTATAAAAGAAAGTACATATAATGTACATTTCTTAACATATAATGATTTACAAACAGCAACAAATAGCATTTATACAGAAATAAGACTATCTAATGATAGTGGTAGTTCTTTTGAAACAAGCAACTATGATAGAGCAGTTCAGTTTAATGGTATTAATGGAACTTTTGGAGAGAGCAGAAGCACAAGTGCAGATAGGTTTTCAGTTCTAGCTTTTACAGCAGCCAACAATCCAATGACAGGATATGTATATTTTTATAATTTAGGGGATAGTTCTAAATATAGTTTTATATCTCATCAAAATGCAGTAAATATAGAAAGCAGTACAGTAGGTTGGAATTATTTTGGAAGCCAAGTTTATCATCAAGCAGAAACAATAGATGCAATGAGAATTATGAATAGTGGAAGTAGTGTTAATTTTACAAGTGGAACAATATCTCTATATGGAATTAAGGATAGCTAATGACAGGAAGTTTAGAATT